ACCCTATTATTGGTATAGCAGGTGTTTCTGCATCAACATCTTTAGGATCTTTAACAATAGAAAATATAACTCCGGCATTGTTAGCTGGTCAGTCATCTACAAGTACCGTAGGCGCTCTTACTACAACTCAATTAACCATAGCCAGTTTAAGTGGTTTAGGTCAAACAGCCACTACAACTTTAAACGATTCTGGTATTATTTTAAAATATTACCACACGTTAACACCTAAAAATAGTACGGGATATACAACCAAAACACCAAAAAATACTACAGGATATACAACCAAAACACCTGCATAACATGTTTGACTTAAAGCTTAATAGAATATATAAATACAACATTTAGGAGACAAAAATTATGGCATCAACTTTTTCAGAGCTCGGTATAGAGCTAATGGCAACCGGTGAAAATGCCGGTACTTGGGGAACAAAAACTAACGCAAACTTAAATCTAGTAGAACAAATTTCTGGTGGATATGTAGAACAATCAATTGCAGGTGGTGCACAAACTACTAACCTTCTTGTAGCTGATGGAGCATTAACAGGTAAAGCTCAAAACAGAATTATAAAACTTACAGGATCTATAACAGGTAACCAAGTTGTTACCCTTCCTGTTAACATGGAAAATTTCTACATTATTAATAATGCTACTACAGATGGTTCAGGTACTCCAACAGTTCAAATAAAAGCAATATCTGGTTCGGGTGCAACGGTCACTTGGGGAGCAGGAGAAAAAGGATTTAAAATACTTTATTCAGATGGTGTTGCAACAAACACAGGTGTTTTTGATACAGGATTCTCAACTTCAGACGGCGATGTAACTCTTACAGGAACACAAACTTTAACAAACAAAACTTTAACATCACCTAAAATTGGTACTTCTATTTTAGATACTAATGGAAATGAATTATTTAAATTAACTGCAACAAGTTCAGCAGTTAACGAAATAACTTATGCAAACGCAGCTACCGGAAACAAACCTACATTTACTGCATCTGGTGGAGATACTAATATTGGTATTGCTATAACTCCAAAAGGTTCAGGGGCAGTTGTTCTTGATGGTTTAAGTTACCCAACTGCAGATGGATCAGCAGATCAATTTTTAAAAACAAACGGATCAGGTGTTTTATCTTTTGCAGCAGCAGGAGGTGGATTACAATCTATTCAAGTATTTACTTCATCAGGGACTTACAATAAACCTTCTGGAATAAATACAATTAAAGTTATTTGCACTGGCGGTGGTGGTGGCGGTGGAAACTGTCCCAATGGTAATATTAACCAACAAGGATCTGGTGGAGGTGCTGGTGGAACTGCTATTGAAATTTTAGATGCAGGTTCAATTTCAAGTGAAACTGTAACTATTGGAGCTGGTGGAGGTGGACAAAGTTCAGGTAGTACCTCATCTTTTGGTTCTTTATTGTCAGCTTCTGGCGGTGGTGCTGGACTTCAAGCAGGAGGTTTTTCTGCACCTGCTGGTGTAGGTGGCGGATCTGGTATTGGTGGTACATATAATTTAAGAGGTGGTCCTGGTACTGGCGGAACTGAATTTGGCCCAGGTGAACAAAGAGGTGGCCAAGGAGGTGATAGTTTTTTTGGCGGCGGTGGTTCAGGAGTAATGGGAAATACTGGTCAAGACGGTTCAAATGGCGGTGGCGGAGGAGGAACATCCTCTAATCAACCGCCGACAACTAGAGGTGGTGGTTCCGGTGGTGCTGGAATAGTTGTAGTAGAGGAGTACGCATAATGAGAGCATTATTAGATTCTGAAAATAAAGTAATAGACGTTCAAGAAAATGATTTTCCAGTTCATTCTTCATGTACTTGGATGGACTGTGATGACACAGTTAAAATTGGTTTTGAATATGATGGTACAAATTTTATAGATACTTTATCACCAACTGCTGAACAAATTGCAGCAAAAGAAGCTAGAGAAGCATCTAAAGCAACAGGTAATCAAAAATTATTAGATTTAGGACTTTCACAAGAAGAAGCAACAGCATTGACAGGATATAAACCACCATCTTCTTAATAAGTCATAGTGGTGTATAATGAAAGAAATACATAACTTTATCTCTGATAAAGAATCAAATTCTTTAATTAATTTTCATAAAGAAAATTTTAATTTAGATAATTCTTATAGTAAAAAACATAGGGAAACAGAGGTGCTTCAATTTATGAAAATGCCTAAAAACTCTTTAATTGACGATGTTTATTTTATTTTAAATAAACATATTGAAAGCATAAATAAAAATTATGAAATTAATTATTTTGAAATAGTTAAATGGCCAAAAAATGAATTTCAAGATAAACACAAAGATTTTCCATTTCATCCTTATACCAGTATATTATATTTAAATGATAATTTTAGTGGTGGAGAAACAATGGTTGGTGATGAAATTATTAAACCAGAAAAAAATAAATTAATAAGCTTTGAAGGAAATCAAATAATACATGGTGTAAATACTATAACAGAGGGAGAAAGATATACTATTCCTTGTTGGTACAGAATAAAAAATGTTAAAATTACTTGGAATTAAAAATTATGAATTTAATAAATTCTTACTATTATTTTAAATCAGTTATTCCTGAACGTATTTGTGATGATATTGTAAAATATGGTAATCAAATGAAAAGTGAAAAAGCCGGCATAGACCAGGATAATTCTGGTGCAGAATTTAATTTAAAAAAAAGAAATTCAGATATAGTTTGGACAAGTGATCAATGGATTTATAAAGAGATACAACCTTATGTACACGAAGCAAATAAAAAAGCTGGTTGGAATTTTCAATGGGATTATTGTGAACCTTGTCAAATTACTACTTATAAAAAAGATCAATATTATGATTGGCATTGCGATAGCTGGCCTAAACCTTATGGAAAAAGTAAAGATGTTAATATTGGATATCATGATAAAATTAGAAAATTATCAGTGACAGTTTCTTTATCTGATTCAAATGATTATAAAGGTGGAGAATTAGAGTTTGATTTAAGAAATAAACATCCCGATAAAAAAAATTTTTTAAAATGTAAAGAAATACTACCTAAAGGATCTTTAGTTGTGTTTCCATCATTTTTATGGCATAAAGTAAATCCCGTTAAAGAGGGAGTTAGAAAGAGTTTAGTTATATGGTGTTTAGGATATGAATTCAAATAAAAATAAATTTATAATACCTTTTGCAGGTTACCCTATATTTGTTATTCAAAAGGGTTTTTATGTAAACGATGATGAATTAAATTTTATTAAAAATATAGAATACAATAATCATTTAGATATAAATAATTTAAAACTATCTAAAAATAAAGATGTGTTAGAATTGCAACAATTAAAAAGATTAAAAAATTTTATTAAAGAAAGTTTAGATGATTATGTTTCTAATATATTAGAAGTTAATAATAGTTTTTCTTTTTGTCAAAGTTGGTCAACTATTCAAAATGGAAAAACAAAACATCCTTCACATACACATCCTAATCATTTAATTAGTTCAGTTTATTATGTAAAAACTGAAAAAACAGAACTTATATTCAATATAAACAGATCTATATTACAGGATGGGTATTATTTTAAATATGATGTAAAAAACCATAATGTATTCAATTCACATTCCTATAAAGTAATTTTAAAACAAGGTGATATAATTTTTTTTCCAGGGCAATTACATCATGAGTCTTCTATTAATGATGAAAAAGAAAGAATTGTTATGGGTTCTAGTTTTTTTATAGAGGGAAAATTAGGTAGTCAACAAGGCTATGATAATTTAGATATAACTAACAATAAAGGATAAATTTTTAATAAATATGAATAATGAAACTGGAAAAATGTATATACATAATTACTTTCCTACTAAGGTAGCAGAAACATATCTTAAAAATTTTAAAAATATTAATAAAGATATTTTACCTAAAATCTACAATCTAAAAAATATACAAACAGATAATGTCAAAAGATCAAACGAAGGTGGTTGGCGTAGTACAGACGATTTAAACTATAAACCTGAGTTTAGAAATTTACATGACACAATATTAGAATGTGTTAATGCCTTAGGTAATAATTTAAGTTATGATACAAACAAATACTATTTAAAAATATATGATATGTGGTCTGTCATTAATAATAAACATGATTATAACTCATCACATAGCCATGCAAATGCTTTATGGTCAGGTGTCTATTATGTAAAAGCTGACAAAGATAGTGGTAATTTAAATTTACACGATCCTAGATTACAAGCACAGACAACACATCATTACACTAAGGGTAAAGAGTTACATAGTATGAATTATACTAGAAGGGAATTTGCGCCAGTCACAGGTAGATGTTTGATTTTCCCTGGTTGGTTGATACATGATGTTTCGCCTAGTAAATCTGATAATGATAGAGTTATCGTATCTTTTAATATAGGACAATTTTTAAAGTAAAAGTTATGGAAACAATAAAAGAAAAGAGTATTAAAATGTCTTTTAAAAAAAACGGCTATTTAGTAGTTAAAAATATAATATCGTCTGAAGTAGCAGAATTTGTTTACAAATATTTTTCTAATAAAAGAGCTGTTTCAAAATTTTTATTTGATAAAAAATATATCTCTCCATTTACAGAATACTTTGGTGTTTGGAGTGACACACAAATTCCAAACAGTTATTGTCATTATTCAGATATTGCAATGGAAACTTTATTAAGAGAAGTAAAACCTGTTATGGAAAAACATACAAAATTAAAACTAAGTGAAACTTATTCTTATGCAAGAATTTATAAAAAAGGAGATGTTTTAGATAGACACAAAGATAGATATTCATGTGAAATATCTACTACATTAAATTTAGGTGGAGATCCTTACCCAATATATTTAGATCCTACGGGTCAATACGATCAACCAGGTGTTGAGATTAATCTTAACCAAGGAGACATGTTAATATATCGTGGTTGTGAACTAGAGCATTGGAGAGAAGAATTTAAAGGAGAAGAATGCTGCCAAGTATTTTTACATTATAATGATGCTAGTCTAAAAACTGCTAAAGAAAATTATTTAGATAGAAGACCTTTACTTGGTGCACCGAGTTATTTTAAAAAATGAAAGAATCTTCTGTAGAAAATTTGTTTCCTATTGCTGTTTATAGAAATAATATAAATAGAAATTTTACAGAACAAGAATTACAATTTGTTAATGACCAACAAAATAATTGTATTAAAAATGAAGGCAATATACATACAGAAGATAGTTATGTTTTAGATAGAAAACAATTTAAAAATATAAAAATTTTTTTAGAAAATTGTTGCAAAGATTATTTAGAAAAAATTATTTGCCCTGAAAATAATATTGAACTTTATATAACTCAATCTTGGTTAAATTATACAAAAGAGAATCAATACCATCATAAACATTTACATTCTAATTCAATTATATCCGGTGTATTATATTTTAATTGTAATAAGGATAGCATTAAATTTTATAATTCAAATATTAATCACACTATTAAACCCTTAATTAAAAAGTATAATTTTTGGAATTCTGAAACATGGACTTTTCCAACAAAAACAGGAGAGTTATTTATGTTTCCTTCATCATTAAATCATGGAGTAGATGTTAAAAAAGGAGATAATATTAGAATAAGTTTATCTTTTAATACTTTTTACAAAGGTGTATTAGGTTCTGACACAGCTCTGACAAAGTTAATTTTGTAATTACAGATCTTGATATAGCGTCACATTTAATATAAACCATTAAAAACAGGATTTTATATGTTACAAAAACTAGGTTTTTTACCAGGATTCAATAAACAAGTTACATCTACCGGTGCTGAATCACAGTGGACAGGCGGTACGAATGTGCGTTTTAGATATGGCACACCTGAAAAAATAGGTGGTTGGTCACAATTAGGTGAATCAAAATTAACAGGTGCAGCTAGAGGTTTGCATCACATGGTTAGTAGAGAAGGTATTAAATATGCCGTTATAGGAACTAACAGAATTTTATATGTATACTCTGGAGGAGTTTATTATGATATTCATCCTTTAGTTAATCCATCAGGCACAGCAATTACAAATGCATTTAGCACGACCAATGGATCACCAACAGTAACTATAACTTTTTCTGGAGCTCATAGTTTTAAAGTAGGAGATATTATATTATTTGGAGACACTAGTACTTTTAGCACTATTACAGGTTCAAATTTTGGTGCTTCTGATTTTTGTGATAAAAAATTTATGGTAGCTAGTGTACCTAATACAACCACACTTACAATTACAATGCCTAGTAATGAAACTGGAGCGGGTGCTACAACTTCAGGTGGGATTACTTTTTTTCAATACTATCACGTAGGTCCGGCAGAACAAGTTGGAGTTTTTGGGTATGGTATTTCTCAATGGGGTGGAACTGTTACATCTCCTAGAACAACAACTTTAAATGGATTATTATCTGCTAACTCTGCTGGTACAGGTGGAACAGGAACTAGCATAACTCTTACATCTACTGTAGGGTTTCCCACTACGGGAACTAATTTTATAAAAGTAGATAATGAAGAAATATCTTACACAGGTGTTTTAGGAAATGATTTAACTGGAATTACTAGAAATGTTAGAGGTAGTTCTAATGCATCACACGCTAGTGGTGCTACAGTTACAGACATTAGTAATTTTTCAGGATGGGGACAAGCGGCTTCTAGTACTGACTCTGTTGCAGAACCAGGTATGTGGTCACTAGATAATCTTGGAAGCACTTTAATTGCTTTAATATTTAATGGTGAATGTTTTGAATGGGATGCAGACGCAGTAAATGCTACTTCTACAAGAGCTACTATTATAACAGGTGCACCAACAGCATCGCGTGATATGTTAGTGTCAACACCAGATCGTCACTTAGTATTTTTTGGAACAGAAACAACTATTGGTGATAAAGCAACACAAG